AAGACCCCAGGATGGGCTTTGCGTGCTTCATACCCAACCACGTACTGGACCGCCGCAACCCAACCTATGACGAGGGCACCTATAACTACCTATCGGCCGCCCTGTGGGGCAAGACAAGCGATCTTGCCAGGATGAGGGCCGGGGCAAACAGCTGGACCTCAATGACCAAGCTGAGGCTGTCTAGCTCGATTGTAACGCCCACCCAGCAGCAGATGGCCGACAGCTTCTCAATCAGCACCCGGCGCCTGCAGCAGAACCTAAAGGAAGAGGGCACGAGCTGGCAGGCACTGTCGGACAAGGAGACCATGAGGCGGGCAATTGGCCTACTCAGCGGGGGAGACACCGTGGAGTCAGTTGCGGCCGCCGTGGGCATGACCGCGGGCAACTTTAGGCGCAAGTTCAAGGCAGCCACGGGGCAGACACCGGCGGTCTACCAAAAGTCGATTACTTAGCACAATAAGTTGCCGACGGCTTAAATTACTAGACAACGTGTAGCCTGATGCTACATACTCCGCCATGAGAGATATATATCTAGGGTATTAGAATGACTTTAAGTGAAACAGTAGCGGCGAATCTCAAGCGCGTGTGCGCTGACTTCGATGTATCTACCCGTGACCTGGCGTCCAGAATAGATGGCACCGCCGGGCAAAAGTCTGTGTGGAACCTGCTCAACAACCAGCACTCCCCTACCCTTAAAACCCTGGAGCCGGTGTGCAAGGCCCTGATGGTGAGTCCCGCGGCACTCATGGTGCCCGGGATCGACACCGCCCTGCTCGTCTCCAGGCGCCTGAATCGCCTGATCGAAAACTACTCCAAGATGTCCCCGTCGCAGCGGGACGACCTCGAGGACGTTATCGCCCAGATGGTCGGGTCTTAATCGTGTTAAATCAATGGCTTACATAGCCTAAAAAAATATGCCGATCCGTGTAGACTTTTACGTCAGCTTCTGTATACTTCGAGTCATAGGTTACTTAATTCATATGGGAGATACACATGAGCATGACTATTAACGAAGTGATCGTAACGGCCAAGATATTTTACGGCACCGCTGACGCCATCCCTAGCGATATGCCTTTCGAGGAGGCGGTAAACAAAATGCGGGCCGAGAGCGAGTATCGCTTCCAGATCGCCAGGGAAAAGTGCCACCTGGGCGGCTACACCAAAGACTTCGAGACATTCACTGCATTCATGGCCGCGTAAGCGGCCCCAGGGAGATTGATATGAACTCATTAAGCAAAATGAAGAAAGGCGAAACTTATTACATCGTCAACCAAGTAGGGGAGGTTTTTGAAGTTGTGGCCTTAACCAACGGCGCAAAAGCCCCTTGGGTTGCCGTGGTCCAGGACGGGCGAGTAAGCAACGGTCACCATAGGCATCACATAAACGGCGCGAACGTCTACGCCACCAGGGAAGAAGCAGAGAACGGGCCGGCCGCGTAAGCGGCCCCAGGGTACACGGGAGAAGCAGAATGAGAAAAGCACACTACGAACAGATCATCGCGCGCGCTAACCGAAGCGACTGGTCTAACCGCGACACCATCGTCGCAGAGTGCCGCTGGCACATTGAGCAAATCGAGCGTCAGGCCGCAGAGTTCAACGCAGGCTGGCGGAGGTTCAAGAATAATTCATTTTCTGTGGAATAAATGAGCCGTGTTCTACGTCATATAGGTATAGTCATTAAGGAGATCAGCATGAAAGTATTTGCATTTGACCCCACCACTGGCCGACGCGGCGAGCACCTGCGCGACGTCAAGCGCACCTGCTGGACCGGGGAAGGCTATGACTACGCCAGGTCTAACGCCTTTGTCGGGGAAATCGACTACGTCATGCCCCAGCAGCGTCCCGGCGTGAAACACACGGTCCACCTTGATGCCGGCAGCCAGGCTGCTATCGACAACAAGTTTGTTGACTGGTCCTACCTGTGCGACGAGTGGATCACCTTCTGCTCGGGCAAGATCGGCATCCGCCTGCCAAATGGCGAAATCGAGGGCGACTGGGAGTGGGTCATCCTCCCCCCCAAGTCGCTAATCAAGCGCACCGCCAAGTGGCACCTGAGAGTGGCCGCCAACCAGGCGAGCCAGGTTCACCCCTGCGACCTGGGTGCAGCATGAAACGCAAGAACCCGGTCGCCAGGAACTGCCGTCGCTTCAACAAGGCGGCAGTGATGACCGACCGCAAGAAGGCAGGACGCCGGGGCTATAGAAAGCACAAGGGAAGTGCTTCCGAGGAAAATAATTCGTGTTCTGTGGATGAAGCGAGCCGTGATCTACGTCACATAGGCATGGCATCAAGGAGATCAGTATGACGGTATGGGATAGCTATGTGATTTGGTGGCACACAACGGACCCGCTCGTTAGGTTTGTGTGTATCAGCCTGCTTGCCGCTGTTATTTGCGCGGCTCTTGAAGATTTAGGGTGGCGATAACTATGACAGCGACAGTAACGGAATTGAATTTAGACCGCATGGTCAGGTCTGCCACGGCAGGCGCCGCAGGCGAGCCGTACTGCGCGTTTATTCTGGACCAGTTAGAGGTCGTTGACTTCTCTGTCTGGTCTCTGGGGTCCATTGAGGCCCTCTGGGGGCGTGCTGCGGGCTCCGACCTGAGTGTCGCTGAGTTTGTGGCTGCGGAGCGCAACCGTTTGCGTGAGGCTGAGTATGATATTTAAGGAGAGAGTTATGGCGGCAACAGTAATGGACATGACCGGCAGGGTATTGGATGCCGGGGAGGCGGTCACGGAAGACCGCAGGGAGCAGGAGGGCCGCGCCCACCTGCGTGGCGTATGGGACGAGATCCCGGCCGTGGTGCGTGAGCTTTGCGAGACCCACCAGCTGAACTACCCGACGATGGTCGAGGTGGTGCTCCACAGCCTGCTGACCGAGGCCACCCAGGGTGCCGAGAAGCACGAGCGTGCTGCCGAGGTGGTGGAGTTCATTCGTTCCAGGTTCTTTGATACCGGCTCTGAGTAGCCGGTTTTTTTGTGCCTGGAGTAGGCAACTGAGGACTGCACCCGCCGGGCATACACTGTAACACCAGGTAGCACTGTATAGTCTACTGTATATCCAACTTTTTTTCGCAATTTGTGTGGTTAAGTTCGTAATTTGCAAGTCGAGTTTTACGTCACAGGAGGTGACATATGAGCAAGAAGGTCGATTCGTGGCATCAGGTAAGTGCCGGAGGTAAGAACTTTGCGGGCCGTTTTAACAACGGCGAGGACCTGGCAGCACTCAATGGCAGGGGCTCAATGATGGGCGGTGACCCGGCGCTGTTCTGGGAGATGGCAGAGGAAGGCCGCTTCGATTACGTGCTGGAGGGGGATGAGGAATGAAGGCCCGAAGCTACCTGAGACACGTTGCGGTGAAGCACGGCAATGATTGGCAGACGGTGAAGGCCGGCCAGGGCGCCGTGGCGGTCGCTGAGACGACGCCCACCGAGGTGATGCACATCGCCGGGGACATTCACGATATGACCATCATGGACCCTGCCGAGCTGCTGGAGAGGTTCGAGGAGTATGAGGACCCGGAGTTTGATGGCGAAGACTGGGGGATTCTGTAATGAGTAGACGCAAGTGGGATTTTGATTCGGTCACGGCAGAGGCCCGGAAGTACACCAGGGTGATTGACTTCAAGTATGGCAGCCGCGGCGCCTATGACTGGGCGGAGCGCAATGGCGTGGTCGGAGATGTCACCGCGTTCATGTCAGAGGTGACCGACCCCGGGCAGCTGATGGTCAAGATCGAGGGCGAGCTGGGCTCGGCGGCACGTTACGCCAAGGTGGCTCATGACATTTGGGGCGCGGACCCCTCCCCCTTCTTCGAGGCAAGCAGCGACCCCGAGCAGATCAGCGCCGGAACCTACATGGACTTCGAGGCGCAGATGCACGACCAGGCGTCGATTGAGCGCAGCGACCGGGCACTGGACCACATCGAGCAGCTGAAAAAGCACGGCACTCCAGAGCAGATTCACCAGGCGTGGGTCATGTACTTGCAGTACCAGACTGGCACCTGGGAGGTGGATACCGGCATTGCGGGAATATATATGCAGGAGGAAGAACAAGGAGGTTCTAGTGACGCCTGAGACGGAGAAGTACGAGGCGGCCCTGGCGAAGTTAAGGGCTGGTTACAGCCCATGCCCAAGCCTGTGCATGGATTTCCTGGAGGGGCTTGGCTATTCAGTTGAGCCCCTGGGGAACGACGAAATATTCCAGCTAACGGAGGACATTCTGAATGAAATGGATGTGAACGATGACTGACTACGATGGCTTTGCCAGCATCGACGTCGCTGAGGAATTGTCCCTGGCCTCTCTCGACAGGATCACGGCGCCAGGCGACCTGGTTGACCGCGCCCTGGAGAGGCGCGACAGCGCCGCCAACGGAATCCCAATGCCGTGGAGCAAGGTGCCCGGTTTCAAGCTGAGGCCGTCCGAGTTGGTTCTGTTAGGTGGATACAGCGGGCACGGCAAGTCAGCTGTGGCCAACCAGCTGTGCCTCCACGCAGCCTCCCTTGGATACCGCGTGGGGGTCGCCAGTTTGGAACTGCCAGCTGAGTATGTATTCGATCAGATGGCGGGCATCGCTGGCTGCATAGAGGACCCGCACGAGCACTGGATGCGGCGATTCGGTTACTGGGCAAACGACAAGATATTTTTCTATGACCGCGTCGATGCCATCACGCCGGACGAGTGCCTGCAAATGATTATAGGCATGAGGAAGTTTCACGGGTGCGACCTGGTGCTGGTGGACGCGCTGATGATGGTCGGCCTGGGCGATGACCTGGAGGCAGAGAAGCTGTTTACACAGCGACTCGCCGAGGTGGCTAAGGCGTTTGATGTGTGCGTGCTGCTGGTGGCGCACCTAAGAAAGCCGGCCGGCGGAGAGGGAGATAAGAAGACCCCTAGCGCCCACGATTTTCTTGGGTCTTCAAATATCCTCAATGTCAGCAGTAGCGCGATTCTGGTTCACGACCAAAGGGATAAGACCTACGCCAGGAACAACGGCCTGGAGGTAGACGATTCAAAGGGCGATGTACTTTTTTATGTTGCGAAGCAAAGGTATGCGGCATATCTCGGGGTGACGCACCTCTATAAGCACCCCCGGTGCCGGGCACTGTGCAACAACTCACAACGGATGTACCGAGCAATTGATATAGGAGCTGAGGATCAATGGAAGCGAGCACCAAGGGAAAAAGATCAGTCTGGCGAGTCAAGTCAGGAGAGCACATCAGATATTTTCTCGGAGAAGATAGTGCCCGCGAGTACGCCTCCGATCGATTCGATCATGACACTGACGGGGTCCCCTTCGTCACGGAATGCTGGCTGAGTGAGGCCATCACCAGGCTCAACGAATTGGAGCTGGGAAGGGACTCGTTCATGAGGGCGTATGGCAATGAGCGATGACGCATTCTGGCTGATGTTCTGGATCACCGCCGCAGCACTTTATTACACCGCCATTGAGGCGATCTTTTTTAATGGCTCCGATGAGCCGTAATCTACTTCGAGGACAGACAATGTTTGAAGCAATAATTTTAGCACTCACCGTCTCAATCAGCCTCTTGGCTGTGCGTGACGCGGTCATCCGCTGCCTCAACAACCTGGAGGTGGGCGAATGATTTCGGTAACCCACTTCGACGGCGGCACCTACGACCACCACGAGGACTTCCAGCGACTGAAGGGTCAGATGCTGAAGGTCTACGAGCTGATGCGCGACGGCTCATGGCGAACGCTGCGAGAGATTGCAGATGCGGTTGGCAGTCCCGAGGCATCTGTCAGTGCCCGGCTGCGGGATCTCAGAAAGGAACGCTACGGCTCATTCCAGGTTGAGCGTCAGCGTGACGATGGTGGGCTTCACCTCTACCGAGTGACGGAGGTGAGCGAATGAACGCCGATGATATGACGAATTATCAATCCATTGTGGCCCTCTCAAGATACAGCCGCTGGGATGAGGATAAAAAGCGCCGCGAGAGCTGGTCAGAAAGTGTGCAGCGCATGATCGACTTCTGGGTCAAGCATTGCGACCTGACGGAGGCAGAGGCAAAGGAACTCTACGACGCTACCTACAACCTCCAGGTGATGGGCTCGATGCGCGTTTTGTGGAGTGCGGGCAAGGCCCTGGAGCAAGACCATGCTGCCGGGTATAACTGCTCGGCTATAGCCCTATCGGAGCCACAGCACGCCCTACCAGAACTGATGTACCTGTTAATGGTAGGCAGTGGGGTCGGCTTCAGCGTAGAGGAAAAATTCATCAGCAAGGCCCCGGTCGTTGCCGAGGAGTTTCACGACAGCGACTCAGTCATCGTCGTCCAGGACTCGCGCATTGGTTGGTGCAAGGCATTCAAGACGCTGCTGTCCATGCTGTACGCCGGGGACGTCCCGCAGATCGACTACAGCCGGATTCGCGAGAAAGGCGCCCCACTGAAGACATTCGGCGGCCGCGCCAGCGGCAGTGGTCCCCTGATCGAGCTATTCGATTTCACGATCAAGACATTCCGCGAAAACGCAGCGAAGCGTTTGTCCAGTGAATCCCTTCACGACATAGCCACAATGACGGGGGCCTGCACGGTGGCCGGCTCAGTCCGCCGCAGTGCCGAAATTAGCCTGGGCGACCAGGGCGATGACAGACACCGCAGGCTCAAGACCGGCGAGTGGTATCTCATGAATGGTCACCGGGCTATGGCAAACAACAGCGCCGTGTACCAGGGGCGCCCTGACCTGCCCGACCTGATGCAGGAAATGCTGTCGCTGTTTTTGAGCTACTCAGGCGAGCGCGGCATCTTTAATCGAGAGGCAGCTCAAAAGAAGGCAGAGAAGGTTGGGCGTGATCCCGAGGTGGATTACATCTGCAACCCTTGTGCTGAGATTCTGCTAGATCCTGACGGCGGCCTATGCAACTTGTCAGAGGTCGTGATACGCCCAGACGATCAGCTTGAGGATGGACCCAACGGCGAGCTGGGGCTGCTATCTAAGGTCCGGCTGGCGACAATTTACGGAACCATGCAATCGAGCCTCGTGGACTTTCGCTTCTTACGAGCACAGTGGTCCCGTACAGCGTCCAAACTCAGATTGTTGGGAGTAAGTCTAACGGGCATATGCGATCACAAAGTAATGAGTGGCCGCAAGGGAGAGAAGGTTCTGATCGAGTGGCTGACCGCCATGAGGGAGGAAGCGTACCGGGTCAATAAGGAGTGGGCAGCGCGCCTCGGTATTCCTGAGTCGGCGGCTATATGTACAGTGAAACCCAGCGGCACGGTGAGCCAGGTCGTTTCGTGTTCCAGTGGCACACATCCAGCCTTTGCGCCCTATTTTGCCAGGACGATCCGACAAGACGTCAAAGATCCAATCTGCGACTTCTTGATTGACGCCGGGGTGCCACACGAGCCGTGTGTCATGAAACCAGAGAGCACGATGGTGTTCACCTTCCCGCAGAAGGCGCCCAAGGGCGCACTGACCGTGGACGATGTTGGGACCATCGAGCAGCTGGAGCTGGCGAAGTTATACAACCAATACTGGGCGTGCCACACGGTAAGCCTTACCGCCTATTACGAACCTCATAACTACCTGGAGGTCTGCCAGTGGGTATACGACAACTTCTCGTACTGCATTGGTTTGAGCTTCCTCCCGAAGGACAACGGCTCTTATAAGCAGGCCCCTTATACGCGCATCACCAAGGAGGAATACGACGAGCTGATGAAGGCGCAGCCGGTCATCGACTGGTCGAAGCTGACGCAGTTCGAGCTGGAGGATCGCACAGAGGGATCGCACGAGCTGGCGTGTACCGGCGACAAGTGTGAAATCTCGTGAGCGCCAGGGATTGGTGGGGGTCACCCAGACCCCCCAGGGCGTTCGCCGAGGCCCTCTTGCAAATGAGGGGAGATCCAGAGCGCCAGAAGGCATTCATGGAGACGCACGTACCCGAGAACGAGGACTTTAGGGACCTCGTCCGGGACCACTACAAGACGGCGATAGCTCTCGGGGGTAGCAAGTAATGGGCAGGGATGCGGAACGGCAAAGGATTGCCAGGCAGGTGGAGGACTTCCTATCGGGTGGCGGACAAATCGAGGTCGTTGAATCGAAGAGCGTCTGCCCGACACACATGAAGTGGGCCGAGAGGAGAGGAATGGATTGGTCGAGCTGGGATCAGATCGGCGGCAGCGATTGGTGCAGCCGGGGCGGTGATTTCAAGTTAGACCTGGAGGACTTCGAGGAGGATTGATCATGGACGATGACGATACGGAAATGGAGATGCTGGACGATGCCTTCATGGGGGCCGTGGCCGGGATTAGATACGAGGCAGACGGTACGCCGCGGGTTAGCTACTCAGGTGTCGCCCTCATGGATCTGCACATGATGCTCGGCTTTGGAGAGAGCGAGGCATACGAGGAGATTGATTCATGGCGCGGCAGCGGCATCGATGTCATCTGGCCGCTCAACATTGAGATCGAAGACGATCCCCGGCCCCGCCTGACGTTGGTTTCTAAGAGGGATCTACATTGAACTGCTACTGCTGCGGCGAAGAGCTGATCTGGGGCGGCGACCACGATGATGAGGATGACATGGGCCGCGAGCTGATCGTTACAAACCTCAGCTGCTCAAAGTGCGACGCATTCGTTCTCGTCTACTGGAATGTTCAGGGGGGCGACTGATGGGCTTCGGAGGCAAGATCAAGAGGACGCAGGCAGATAAGCACCTCAGTGACTCGGTCAGAAAATCTGCGCAGTGGAAGTGCCAGCGATGCGAGAAGGATTACAGCGAGAAGCCCGCCGGACTGCAATGCAGCCACTTCATTAGCCGTGCCCACTGGGGCTCTCGATTCGACCCGAGGCAGTTAAGCCTGTGCGCC